AGCATGCCCATCGCCGTCAATGACCCCAATGACGAGATCGCCGACCGTCGCAAAGAGTGGAAGATCCTTGATGCCCTGATGGGCGGCACGCCAGCGATGCGTAAGGCCGGGCAGGAGTTGTTGCCCATGTGGCCGGCTGAGGATGGCGCGGCATACGACCTTCGACTCAAGACGGCCACGCTGTTTCCTGCGTACCGCCGCACGGTCGGCGTCATGTCGGGCAAGCCGTTCGCCAAGCCGTTGGCGCTGAAGGATGCCGATCCGTCCATCGAGAAATGGGCCGAAGACATCGACATGCAGGGCGTCAGCCTGCACAGTTTCGCCGCGGAGATGTTCGAAGAATCGTTCAACGGCCTTGCTGGCATTATGGTCAGTTACCCGCGCGTGCCGCCCGGTGGCTATCGCAGTAAGGGCGACATGCCGGCGTCCGTTCGTCCCTATTTCGTGCGCGTGAAGCACAACCAGATCCTCGGCTGGCTCACCGACCAGTCCAGCGGCCCGGCCAAGCTAGTGCAGCTGCGCATCCTTGAGCAGTCTGAAAAGCCCGATGGTCCATTCGGCGTGAAGTGCATCGATCAGGTGCGCGTGCTGTATCCAGGCCGCTGGGAGGTATGGCAGCAGATCGACAACGGCAAGTGGATCATTACCGACTTCGGCACCACATCGCTTGACGTGGTCAATTTCGTGCCCATCTACGGCATCCGCAAGGGCTTCATGTGCGGTTCCCCGCCGATGCTTGACCTTGCCTATCTCAATGTGAAGCACTGGCAATCGCAGTCCGACCAGGACACGATCCTGCACGTTGCCCGCGTGCCCATTCTGGCCATGATTGGTGCGGATGATCAAAGCCAGTTGACGGTAGGTGGTGCGGCTGCCGTCAAGCTACCTGCCGGCGCTGACATCAAGTTCGTCGAGCACACCGGCAAGGCTATTGCAGCTGGCGAGGCTGCGCTTGAAGCGCTCGTGCAGCAGATGATCCAGACCGGTGCCGAGCTCACCGTCAAGAAGCCGGGAGGCCAGCGCACCGCCTCGCAAGACAACAACGAGGCCGAGGCCAACAAGTCCGACCTGCAGCGCATGGCCGAGAACTACGAGGACACGCTTGACCAGGCGCTGGCCATGATGGGTAGGTTCGCCAACATCGCCAAGCCCGGCAACGTCGAATTGTTCAGCGACTACGGTGCAGCCACCATGGGCGAAGCGAGTGCCACGCTGATCAAGGATCTGCACATTGCCGGCATCATTACGGGCGAGACGGCCATCAAGGAGCTGCAGCGCCGCGGCGTGGTCAGTGACGACGTGGACCCGGATGCGGAGTTCACGCAGGCGCAGTCTGAGGTGCCTGCACTCCCGGCCGTTCCAACCGGCGCGCAGGGTGACATTCCGTAATGGTAGCCGCGAACGTCAAGCTGCAAGACTGGGCCATCAACCACGAGCACGACCTACGCCAGTTTTCGGCCGGCGTTGTGCAGCGCATGATTGCCGTGCTCAATCGCACGGACGCGCGACTCGTGGCGCAGCTCACTGAAGCCTTGATGCAGATCGAGCAGAGCCGTTTCACCGTCGAGCGCTTGGATGCGCTGTTGAAGTCCGTGCGCGATCTGAACGCCAAGGCTTATGACGCGGTGATGGCTGAGTTGCAGCCCGAGATGCGTGACCTTGCGGGCGTGGAGGCCAAGGCCCAGCCGGCGAGCATGCGGACGGCCATGCCATCCGAGGTGCTGGTACGCTTTCCTGTGGCTGGCGTGTCTGCCGAGCAGGTGTACGCCACGGCGCTGTCGCGGCCGTTCCAGGGGCGATTGCTCAAGGAATGGGCCGCCAATCTTGAAGCGTCGCGCATGACGCAGATCCGCAACGCCGTGCGCCAGGGCTTCGTCGAAGGCCAGACCACGGCAGACATCATCAAGACCATTCGCGGCACCAGGGCCTTGCGCTATGCCGATGGCATCCTGGAGCGTCCGCGCCGCGAGCTGGCCGCCGTGGTACAAACGGCGCTGAGCCATACCGCTCAGACCGCGAGGCAGGCCACCGTGGACGCGAATGCCGATCTGGTGAAGGCTGTGCAGTGGGTATCGACGCTGGACAGCAAGACCAGCCCCATGTGCCGGATCCGCGACGGCCTCAAGTACACGGCCGACACGCACAAGCCCATCGGCCATTCGATCCCGTGGGGCGATGGCCCGGGCCGGCTGCACTTCAACTGCCGCTCTGTCTCCGTTCCCGTGCTCAAGAGTTGGAAGGAGTTGGGCATCGACATTGCAGACATGTCGCCTGGCACGCGCGCATCCATGGATGGCCAGGTGCCGGCCGACCAGACCTATGCCGAATGGTTTGCCAAGCAGTCGCCGGAGCGCCAGGACGAAATTCTCGGGCCCGAGCGGGCCAAGCTATACCGGTCCGGCAAGGTGTCGTTTTCGCAGTTCTACTCGCCCAACGGTCGATATCTGACGCTGGAGCAGTTGCAGGCCAAGACGGGCGCTTGACATCGTTTCTGGCCCTGTCACGCTTCGTCACGATGGCAGGATTTCGCCTTATACATGGAACACCTGCGCCGGATACGCCGGCCGAACAGGTACGCGCGAAGGTACGAAAGTCCAGGCCAAAGCACACGCCATCCTGCAGTAGCTGCGGCGGCATCGAGTACATCGCGGCGCGCGCCGGGTCGACGACCACCAAGCTTTGCGTGGTGTGTCTGACTCAGGGTCGGCGGCGCGAGATGACGTAACACCGGCGACAAACGCCAAGCATTCAACCAAGCCCCGCTATGCGGGGCTTTTTCTTTGGGCCAAGCCCATCCATCCAGCCCGAGGGGCATACACCGTGAGCGAAATCGACCTGACCTCTCCCGAGGTCAAGCAAGCCATTGCCGACGCCGTTGCTGCAGAGGTCCAGGGCCTCAAGGCGAAGAACGCAGAGCTGATCGAGGCGAACAAGAAGCTTCGGAAGGGTCAGGAGGTCGACCCGGAAGAGTATTCGCGCCTGGAGCAGGCGAACGAAGATCTGAAGGGAAAGCTGGCCGAGGCGAGCAAGGCGCTTGGCAAGTCGACCAAGGATCTCGAAGCGGCCAACAAGCGCGCATCGGACATCGACGCGGCCTACAACCGCTCGCTGGTGGACTCGGCGCTCAGCGATGCACTGACGAAAGCGGGTGTGACCAACCCGGTCCACATCAAGGCTGCCAAGGCGATGCACGCCGCGCAGCTGCAGGTGGCCGTGGATGGCGACAACCGTGTCATCAAGGCTGGCGACAAGGCACTGGCCGACTTCATCACGGAATGGGCAGCGAGCGACGAAGGCAAGTTCTTCGTGGCTGCGCCGGCCTCTCATGGCGACGGCGCGCGTGGCGGCCATCGCGGCAACGCAAACACCAAGAGCGTGACTCGCGCCGAGCTCGACAAGATGAGCCCGACTGATGCGTCCGCTCACTTCCAGGCCGGCGGCACCGTCGTCGACGGCTGACCACTTTCCCCGAGGAACAATCCGTGGCAAATACCATCACCAATCTGATCCCCGATCTGTACAGCGCGCTCGATGTGGTGAGCCGCGAACTGGTCGGCTTCATCCCGGCCGTCAATCGTGACTCGACCTTCGAGCGCGCGGCCGTCGGCCAGACCGTCCGCAGCTTCGTGGCTCCGGCAGTCACCGCGTCCGACATCGTCCCCGCCGTCACGCCGCCCAATGACGGCGACCAGACCATTGGTCAGGTTCCGCTGACCCTGACCAAGGCTCGCCGCGTGCCGGTCCGCTGGAACGGCGAGCAGTCGCTCGGCCTGAACAACGGCGGCCCGGGCGTGCTCAATGTCCGCGCCCAGCAGTTCGCTCAGGCCATGCGCACGCTGTGCAACGAGATCGAGGCCGACCTCGCCGCACTGCACGTCAACGCATCGCGTGCCGCGGGCACCGCCGGCACCACGCCGTTCGCGTCCGACCTGTCCGATCCGGCCAACGTCCGCAAGATCCTGTCCGACAACGGCCAGTGGACGAGCGACATGCACGGCGTCATCGACACCACGGCCGGCGCGAAGATGCGCACCCTGGCTCAGCTGACCAAGGCCAACGAGTCCGGCGATACCTCCCTGCTTCGCCAGGGCGTGCTGCTCGACATCCACGGCTTCGCCATCCGCGAATCCGCGCAGGTGAAGCAGGCTGTGGCCGTCGGCACCAGCACGTTCAGCACCGACGGCTCCGCCTACGCCAAGGGCGCCACGTCGATCACCGTGACCGGCACGGGCGGCCTCCTGGCTGGCGACGTGATCACCTTCGCGGGTGACACCAACCAGTACGTGGTCGTGAATGCCGTGGCCGCCGCTGGCACCCTGCAGATCGCCGCACCGGGCCTGCAGAAAGCCCTGCCGGCGTCCGCCAAGGCGATCACCGTGGTTGCCGCTGCGACGCGCAACATGTTCTTCGCCCGCAGCGCTCTGCAGCTGGCCACCCGTGCGCCCGCCCTGCCGGACGGCGGTGACGCGGCTGTCGATCGCCACATCATCACGGATCCGCGTTCGGGCCTGTCGTTCGAAGTGGCGATGTACGCGCAGTACCGCCAGATGCAGTACGAAATCAGTGCTGTGTGGGGCGTGGCATGCACCAAGCCGGAAGGCGTGGCGCTGTTGCTGGGTTGATCCAACTAGGGGCGGCTCCG